CCCTAACCTCTTCTTTAAATGCTTCCGCTTGCTGAGCTATTGCTGGGTGACAATTACCACCAACGCTTACAATTCTATCTGCGGCAGACTGCGCCCAAAATTCTGGGTCGTGCCCTTTATTTTGCGTAGTAGTGACAAGTACATCCCCTATTTCCATCTGTGGAGCTTGGACTAACATTCTACTTATCCTTTAGAAATATCGTACCGATATTCGTCTCTTGAACCATAGCCTTGGCCTAAGTTTTTAAGACCGTTTACTGCCTGAACAAAGCGTTGCTCATATTGAGCTACTTCTTCTGGAACTTTAAGAAAAGTCGCAGCTTCCACTAAAGTGCCATATAGCATCGCGTCGGGAGCATTATCAGAAAGCCATGTTGTTTCAGAGCCAGAGGTTGTTGTTAACGACGCTGGGCGATACTTATAGTGAAGCTCAAACGAATAACCTTGGTCTGGAGTAGGTGCCAACATAAAAGTATTATCGTCAAACAATGCGTAATACTTTGGAGTACCTGTTGTTGAAGGGTTAGGCGTATAGTCTCTGATAAAAGAAACGTGCTTATACAACAAGTAGCTGTACACGCTGCTAGAGATTACAGCCAAGCTGTAAGGTGCTAAAAAATCATTAGGCGTACTTAAATAAGTATTACTGGCAGAAGCAGAACCTGTTACATTTTTTCTAAAGACTGGTAGCTCTACTGCTTTTAGTATTCGTTCTTCAGCCTCTTTAATAAACGTATCTAAATCAGAAACGAAAGTTGTTTCCGCAGTTTCACAGTAATTCTGTACGGTGGATTTTAAAGTCGCTAACGTAAAGCTCATGTCGTTGTCACCGTAATAGTTCCGACACTACCTGTAGCTAAGACACCTACAAAATCAGTACCAATAGGGTCTACAACACTTAACGGTTGACCACCTACATTAACGCCTGAATCAGTTGTATTACTCGGCCCTGTCGTTCTTACCAGTCCTAACTGCGCTTGTGGTAGAGGTGTTTCAGGTCTAGCTTGTCTTAGCCCCTCTGGATCAGAAACATGATGCGGAGGATCTAGTTGTGGATGTTTAGGTTCGAAACATTCTGAACAAACTTTAAAGCCTGTCCATTCCATTTTCATCTGTAGATATTTGACACGAAACCCACAACGGTCACAGACGCCGTATGCGTATTTACCTACCGCAAAAGCCATTACAAATAAGTCCGTTTAGGTACTAATCTTAATGAGCCGTCGTCATCGTAACGTATTGCGTTTATTAAGTTCTGTTCGTACAAAGGCTGTAATAACCCTGCTTTTTCTGGATTCTTTTTTATAGCTAAATAAAAAGCTAATCCAGAGGTAAGACAAGGAAGAAATCTACTAGGTAAATCTACATCGTTTACAGACTCTGTAATATCTTGGATGCGTTTCCAACGGTACGATACAAACTTATCTGTAGAGTTTTCAGGCGCAGGCCAGACATAGAGCTTCGGTGTAATCGTGCGCTCAAGATAATATTGAGTGACTCGCGCTTTCGTCAACTTATTAGGTATATCTAGATATTCTCCACGATCTATACGATCTAGTTGAAAATCTGTTTGTATTCCGTTAGTTGTACGACGTATAACAGCGTCTAAAATATCTATATCAAATTGATTTAAATCGTAAGTCGTTTGACCTTCAACTAAATCTAAAGATACTTGTTCTACTTCCCATATTTGTATGCCCCTGTTTGACCAGTCAGCAAACATAATATTCATAGAACGGCGTGCGGTTACACCGTCGTAACCAGTACGATATTCTAGACCTGCTAGTTCATACGCCTCTTCTATCGCATCAGCAGCATTTAGACTAAAAGTGCGTGTGCCTGATGTAGCCATTATCCATAGTTCTTCAAAAGTTCTAAGACAATAACATAACTATCATTGGATGACGCGCCAATAGTCGTCAGGTTGAGATCTCCAGTTTTACCACTACCCGCAGTATTTTTTAAACCGCCGAACTCACTGAAGTCCATGTGACCATTACTATCCTGAGCTAATCCTAGAGCTATCGTATCAGTAGTCGCATCAAACAAAAGCTGTACTTGTGTAAAGCCGATAATTGAATGACTAACTTTTTCTATAATCACACTACTACAAGCAGTTCCATCTTCTCTTGTTGCCAAACCACTAACGTCAATCTTAGTTACGGCATCTTCGCCAGTACCGTCACTAAGATTAGTTAGTTGTATGACAGCTTTATGCGTACCATCAGAGATAGTTGTTGAAGTTACTGCATCTGCCATATCAATTTACTCCCGTATTAAGCGTCTGCAAACGGAGTGACGATAGTACCTGATCCAAGGGTCAGACCCTCTATTGCATACTTCGCACTAGCGATAGCCGTAACTCGGATAATACTTCCTGCAAGACCGCCTTTAGTGCTGCCGTTTAACGTAATTACGTCGTTAGAAGCCGCAGAAATAAAGGTTTTACCAGTTGCGTCATCCACCCCTGTATAAACTCCTCCAACAAACTTATCGGTGCCGTCTGTCAAAATATCCATATCAGTAGCAGCTGTTACAACTACGAATGTAAATTGAGCGCCTAGATTGTTTGTTTGATCTGGGGAAGTTGGGTCGGTAGGACTAGTTGTAACGATTGAGGGCAAAGTAAACTTACCGTCTGCATCATTACAAAGAAGAATCTTACCCGCGTGAGATGCAACAGTTATTGTTGTGTCTGCGGTTAGGCTAACTGTAGCGTTAGTCCCTGCGTTTATAAAACCCGCCAAAGATCTGACTGGGCCAGCAAAAGTAGTCTGTGCCATTATAAATACCTCTTTACGAAAGGATTCGCCCTAGAGTCTTCGTAACGTCCGTCTGAGTCGGTCGCTAGGGCTGTTTTTCTCAGATAATGCGTTTATACAGGAGAAAAAGAAAAGGGGCAACTAGTGCCCCTTTCTTTCGCGATATTACGCAGCTCCAGGAGAGCCGAAAATACCACGCCAGTCGGAGAAGCCAAAGCTGTATCGCTCTCTGGCCTTGTACCGAACATTACCAGTTTCGAAGTCACCTTCCATACTGGTCGATACAGGAGAACGCACAAAGTGCTTCAGACCGTTAGGTACGTCAGTCGTCAGGAAGAACGCATCAGTATCTGTTAGATAATGATTGACGGTGTATCCCTCAGGAACCATACCCATGTTGCGTAGTGCGTTGATATCGTTATCAGCCGTACCGACTCGTCCAGGAGTTTCCAGTAGACGATCTGCAACGAATTGCAGTGCGGTTGGGATAATCAGCTTACGAGCTTGTGCGTTGATCTTTAGACCCCGCTCATCTTCGAAAGCTGCGATATCGATCAGCGACTGCTCTAGTGAGGTTTCATTAAGATCCGACGCAGTCGATAGCTCGTTGCGTTGGGTCTCATTACCTACAGTCGGGTGATCAGTTGCACACAGTTCTTTGCCATCACCACCAACAAAAGAAGAACTAAACGCATTGTTCAATACGTTCGCGCCCTTAATGTTTTTAGTGGTCATCATAGAACGAGCAAGTGCTCGCGTATAACGTGAGGACAAGGTGTCGTACAAATTATCTTCAATAGCTTCTTCAGTCAATGAGAAAGCCAAAGCGATAGTTTCATGCGAGTACCGTGCAGTAAAAGATTCTTGTGCGGTGTCATAAGTAACACCAGAACCTTCAAACTTTACAGGAGCTTCGCCGAAGCCAGTCAACATTACCTCTTCTTCAAAAGCTCGTTCTGAAGTTTCGGTTTCGAAGATTTCTTCGTACTCAGCGTCGTAGCGATCATACTCTAGTCCGAAAAGAGCATGAAGGCCAGGAACAAGCTCTTTTACGAGTTGCGCTCTATTAATAGCCATTAGTTACTCTCCTTCGACTATACAGCGAATACGTTAGTTGGGAACGAAAAATACCCACGAGCATTAGCACCGATGCTATTGCTTGGGGAATCTACGAACCTATTCAACAACGCTATTCCGCTACTTGTTGTCGCTGTTACACCTTCTTTGGATCGACCATTGTTAGTGCTACCAGCGGTAGTAGTGATAGTATATTTACTACCAATGAAACTTACGGCAGGAGTACCTGCTGTAAATTGTGCTTCATACACGATTGCAGGATCGGTATACACATACGCTTCTGCGTCAGCGCCGCCTAGCGTAGCTAGGTCTGCTGTCCACATATTAGAGTATGTAGGTGTACCGTCTGTTGCGGTGTAGAAAACGCCAGCAAAAACTCCAGCAGGAGTTCCTGTAGCAGTGCCTTGGATAACGTACCCAGAAGAAAGATTGACTACATCTCCAGTAAAAATGGAGGCGTTGGTCGCACTTGCAATACGCAATTTCTGGGGACGGATCGTTCCACCATAAAGGTGGTAGGCTGGGGTGAACCCGTTAGGGGCGTCAGTATTAGCCATGATTTAGTCCTCTAAGGAAATAATGAATTAATCCGTAGCCTTTGTGGGGCTTCCGAATTCCACTTTAGTGCTTCTCCGCATGTCGCTTTGTCTCAGCGGCATTCTTGGATCGGCCTCTCGCATCAAATCATTATCAACACCTTGAAGTTGTTCCGCAGTCTTACTGTTATAGTAATAATTACGTTCTTCAACGGTCTCTTCAGGAATTTTAGCGAGAATAAGACCACCAACACCTATCACACCGGCGTGTTTACCGTCCTCAATCGTAGGGGCATCAAAATCTGGATGATCTTCTGCTCTTACAGGCTCGAATCCTTCACGAATACGTTTAGACATATTCGCTCGGTCATCATGCCCACGGACTTCTGCACGAACCCACCTGTGTTTATACCCAGGAGGGGCAGTAGGGGCGTCTAACATAGATGGCGGTTGCCAAGGTTTACGGCGAGTTTTCTTTTCTCGTGTTTCAGCAGACCTGGAGGTACGATCTGTCATTTTCATCTCCTAAACGTATTTTGCGTACTCTTCTAGAGGCACACCTATTCTTTTAGCTATCGCTATCT